ACTTAATTGTCTGCATTAAGGCTATATTTTTAGGAAAATATTCGCCAAGAGTAATAAGATTAGTCTATAGTGAGGTCTCAAGAAGGATACCTAAAGACGTATGTTGAAACGAGTTAGGAGTAACCTCTGAATATCATATGTTGCTACATAAAGAAGTTTGTAGCGATATATGGTAACAAGAAGCTTAACACTGCCACTTAACCATGCGTACGGTATCTCATGTATTTGATTGTCACGTCGATTTTTACGGTAGACTCTTATTATTCCAATGTGTCATATGCAAGAACAAATAAAAACAAAAACAAACTCAAACAAAAATTTAAATAAGAACAACAAAGAGATCGATGCAGTTAAAAAGACTGTGATGCCAGAAGAGATAACAAAAATGCTATCTCATAAGTACAGCTCATTTTTCTCGAAATTAGAAAAGATCAGATTTTATGATAATGCTCCGTTAGAGAATAGATATATAGTCGATTTAGATAGAGGTATTATGACATCGGTTAGTCATAAAGCTATTAATAATAAGATTAGAGAAATAAATGATCGACATATGGCTAAAGTGATTATATTTAGGAGAATACCTATTTTATTAGTGTCTAAGAAAAAGTATAAACCAGAGATATTAGATTTTTTCACAAGAGTCATTCCGGATTACTATACAACATTAACAAATTCTATTGATACAATGTATAATATATCTCAAAAGATTAGTGAGGTATCCAAATCAGATGAATTCAGAATTATATTCTTAGATTTTTTGATAATGATGGCAAACATTAGAGAAGGATATTTTACTCCGATGAAAGTTATATCAACCTTATTGACAGTATTTACGATGCACTCAAGAGTGAATGCCGCTAAGCGGCGATTAGTAGGCCCTCAATCATATGGCTTAACTTTTAATGACTTAGCACTATTTGCATCTTTTGGAGTGTCAAGTAAGACAATAGATAGATTGAAAGGATTCATGACTTTAACAGGAAAGAAGATAACAGATTGTACAGCATTGATGGATTTAATATCTAACTTTATTACTGTACTACATACTTTGATAGGAGAAGCTATAAACGCTTTTCCAGTTTTAGAAGTACTAAGACCTGTACAAAAATTAATGGCTGGATTGATGGAATACTTTTTATTGAATGGAAAGCTTAAAAGAGTATCAGAGAACTATGCTGAATTTGTAAAATGCCCGCAAGTGATGTTCGATGCAATATATCGAAATCGAATTTTGGAATTATATAGTGAATGCAGCGGAGATCCCGCCTTTTTAGCTTATGTAGTTAATAGTAGCAATAAATATGCTGGAATAGTATGGAAGGCTTTTAATGAAAATGTAGTTAAATTCGCTAAGACATACGATGTCACTAGTATAAGAGAACCTATATGCTTAGTGTTTGATGGACC